TGTTGACCAATATATAACTACTATGTGGGATTACGATAGAAATTATAAAAATCCTATTGCAGTATTTGGAATGTTAAGAGGCACAGCAGGTCTTATAGAAGAATGTAGCAATGAAATGCAAGACTTTTATTATTTTGACCATGCTTATTTGTTTGGTAATAAACATGATAAATCAAAAGAGATTGGTGAAAAAATATACAGACTAACTAAAAACTATTTTCACATTAGAGATATTAAAAAATTAAAAGCTGATGATTATAGACGAATTCAAAAATATAGAGAACATATAAAATTAAAACCTTGGAAATATGATGGTGATTATATTTTATTCATACCACCTAGTGACCATGTTAGAAATTATTATTGGTTTAATCATCATTGGGAAGAACAAACACTTAAAACAATAAAAAAACACACAAGAAAACCAATTAAGATTAGAACAAAAGAAGATACAATACCACTAGAAAAAGATTTAGAAAATGCTTATTGCACGGTATCATATCAATCAACAGTTGTTATAAAATCTATAATGAATGGTGTACCAAGTTTTTGTGCAAATGAATCAATGGGTGTACCAGTATCATTAACAGATATGTCATTAATAAAAGACCCATTATACACACCAGAAAGAGAATATTGGATTGATAGTTTATTAGCTAATCAATTTACAATGTCAGAAATAGAAGACGGGACGGCATGGAAATATGTTAGTAATACATAAATTAAAATGGCAACAATGTTTATCACACCAGATTTGGCCTTATATAGAAAAAGGTTGGAAAGATGAAGATAGAAATATACATTTTTTTTGGGGTTTAGGTGGTGCAAATGTCGAAGAAATTAGAGAATGTGAAAGATTAAAAGAAGAATGGTGGTACATAGATGTTGGATATTTTACTAAACAAATTACGAGATACCCTAACCCTATAATACATGATAAAGATAGAACATATTTTAGAATTGTAAGAGGCGGAATACATACAGGTGGTGGTGTTGCAGCTCCTGATGGTAGAAGATTACGAGAACTAAAGCACAAAGAAATAGATGTAGAGTTTAAGGGTTGGTACACAGGTGAAACAAAACACATATTAGTTTGCCCCTCATCACAAACTGTAACTTATCATATTAACGGTATATCACAAGAAGATTGGATAAATCAGGTCGTTGAACAATTAAAAGAAAAAACCAATAGAGAAATAATTATAAGAAATAAACCTAGACCTGGAAATAAATGGTGGGATACAGATATAAAAGAACAATTAATAGATTGTCATGCTATAATTACTAATATGTCATTATCAGCTATAGATGGTTTATTAAATAAAGTGCCGTCATTTACTCATCAAAGAAATGTGGCCTCACAAGTTACTAGTAGAGATATTACAAAGATAGAAAAACCATTTAAACCTGGTTACAAAACTGTTAGAGATTGGATGCAGTTTGTCGCCGAACATCAATTTACTTTAGACGAAATAGGAAGTGGAGTTGCCTATGAAACTCTTAAAAAACAATATGAAAATAAGGTACTATAAAGACATAAACGGTGCAAGATGGATAGGTTTTGGTTTAGCCATGGCCTCTGTTTTTATTCTATCATCAGCAAATATATCTACTCAATGGGTGGGTTGGACCTTTAGTGTTATTGCCTGTATAATGTGGGTATATTTTGGATATAAAGATAGAGATTGGCCAAGAACACTTATGGAACTTATGTATTTAATTTTTAGTATGAGGGCAGTTTATAACTGGTTGTTAATATGAATTTTGCTTGTGTATGTTACGGTAAAAAATATTCAGTAGAGTATGTACAAAAACTCTATAATATGGTACAAAGAAATACCACATTAGAACATAATTTTTTTATATTTACTGATAATATAGAAATGGAAATAGATGGTCATGTTAATATAAGAACTTTTCCAGAAACATTAAATGGTTGGTGGAACAAAATGCAATTATTTAGACCTGATACATTAGATGGTGATACTCTTTATATGGATTTAGATGTTGTAATTACAGGTAATATAGATTGTTTTTTTAATTACGAACCAGAAGCTGATTTTATTGGCATGAATGACTTTAATCCTGACACCAAGATATTCAACTCTAGCGTGTTTAAGTTTAAACCAGAAGCCATGAAATCAAAACTATGGCAGCCATTTACAGATGATAGAGCAAAGTGGTTAAGGTATTCTGGTGACCAAAATGTCATATCAGATTTAATCATAGGTCATCCAGGAACGAAGTCATTTCCTGATTCTTGGACACAATCATATAAATGGTACGATAGAAAAGGTCGAAGATACCATAAAGGTAAGTGGACATTTGAACATAATGGCGAATCGTTGGTAACCGTGTTTCACGGAGAGCCTAATCCTCACCAATCCGACATGGATTGGGTCAAAAAAGCATGGTTTTAGAACAAAACCAGAACAAAATAATTTAAAAACCCTTGATTTCCTTAGCTTTTTTTTTAAAAAAAGTGCTTGACTTTGGTGCCAGGTAGTGTATAGTATATGTATATTATGATTAAAAAAACACTAAAAGAAAGAATAGAAGAAGCCAAGAAAAGAAATTACTTGACTCTACTTGATATTCTTGATATACTATTAACGAATCAAAAGAAAGGACTTATATAATATGTCAAAAACTATGCAATGGGCTTGGGACACAGCCGAAAAAGTGTCAGATGATATTATCAATTCATATGTTAAAGGTGAAATTGATTTTAATAATGCAAAAGATAAACTTTCAAATGTTGATAACATTGAATTATGTGGTATTGACGAATATAATGTTGATGAAGTTTTATTTACTGCTAAAGAAGATTACTGGAAAAAAGCAAATGCTGAAGGCAGGTCTGCTTAATGAGTAAAGAAGGAACTTTACATTTAGTTTATTATAGAGAGTATGAAGACTCTGAAGAAAGGTATGACCCTTATTTCAATATCTATTATACTATCTTTAGAAACTTACCTTTATCTCAATTGAATAGATTGAACAACAAAGACTTTCAAAAGAAAGTAAAAGAATTTTGCGATAAGAACTTTAAAGAAACTGCTAGTAATTTTACTGGCGTTTCTGGTGTTGAAATGATACATGGTTCAGAGTATTATAAAACTTATGATGATGTTTATGGTAATGAAGATACGCCATATTCAGATAAAAGTTTTTATGAAGACTACGGTCAAAAGTGGAACACAAGACAATTTTTTAAATATGACTTTGATAAAGAAGTTACTAAATTTATGGGAGGTATAAAGTGATAATTAATCTAGGCGATACAATAGTTGATGAAAGAGGCCGTGAGGGTGTTGTTACTAATATAGGTATTGCAACAGAGCCTACTGATATAGCGGCTGAAAGTGAGAACTCATTAAGTGCTAAGACATATGATACTGATTTAAATTATACTGGTGCAGTTACCTTTGGTGATAACTGGTGTTATTTTATGCAGATTAAAGATGTTATAAAAAAGAATGAGTATGTTGAAGACAAAAGTTGGATGAATGAATAATAAACCAAACGAGTGGGAACAAAATATTATAGACAATGCTGTAGAGTATTCTATTATGGAGTGGAGACCACTAGATAAGAGTACCAAAACAATTGTCAAAACTTATGATGAAGCAAAAAGTTTATATGATAAGATAAGTAAAAATCATAAAGCAACATTGGTATATGCAATCAATGAAGCTGGTAGATATGCAAATATGAATCATTTAGAAGATTTTAAAAAGAGGGATAACTAATGAGTAATCAAAGAAAAGGTAAATATCAAAGTAGACCAGATGTAATAGGTCAAGATATGAATATATTAAAATTTTTTAAGACTGCTCAAAAAGTATTAGAAAGAGAAAACAAACAAGATGAAGCATTTAACTTTGAACAAATGGCCGATTGGTTACAATCTGGAAAAAGGTTGCCATTGACAGAGGAAGATGTTATAAAAGCGTTAGGAATATAATATGAAATATAATGAAGATAAAATAGTTAAAGAAATACACGATTACATAAAAGGTACTTATGGTGAACATTATAGTACCACAAAAGACGGTTTTCAAGTGCAAGATATGTTAAGACACTTGAATATTTCATCTCTTTCTC